CGTTCATTTTAAGAAGCTCGAAAGAATTAGTGGAATGTGGTATAGATGCGATTAATGAGATTAAACAGACTGTGATGATGAATCCACAGTCCGATGAGGTTGGCGCATTAGCCGAAATATTCAAGGGCGTTTCTACCACTATGAATATTTTAAAAGATATTCAAATAGCAAAAATTAAAACAAAAGCGAGTAAAGACATAAAGGAAATGGAAATTGAAAGCAAGAGACATTTGGAAATCGATGACGATCAATCACCGAAGGGTTTGAGAATGACTAGAGATGAAATATTTAAAATGTTGAAAGATAGTGGAGATATAGTTGATACCGAATTCGTCAAGATCTCTTCTTAGGAAGAAAAGGATTTCCCGCTATTAAACTCTTTGTAGTTGGTCCGTATAATGTGCCATTAACAACTTTGTCACCAATTTTTGTTGGTATTTTTATATTTGGAGCACCCGTTTGTACGTTATTGGCCGCTGGCTTATATTTGAAATTATCCATGACAAATTTCGAGTTATCACCAAGTAATTTCTGTATCTTGCCCATGTATTCCGATGCTATTTTACCCATTCTTTTAGGGTGTTCATAATCACCAACAAGCGGTTGACCATGCGCTCCATTAGGTGTTGCGATTTTAGGTATTACCGCACCTAAAGATCTATCTTTACATATTTTAATTTTAGTCATTTTGGAAACATACATGGCGAGATCAGCACTATTAACATTTTTGGGTATATTGCCAATACCAGATGGTACTTTTTGGTTTAAACTATCACATGGTGGAACCGTATTTGGTGTGAACCAATTAAGTGCATCTACCAATCTATTCATCGTATCAAATGCGTAATTTTTATCCAATGACTTCAATGGGCCACCGGATAGTAGTGTTGATTTGATGTCATCGGATATTCTGTTTTTGTAAAATTTTTTAAACCAACTTTGCATGGGTGTGGATAAATTCGGTAATTGTCCGTCTAATTTTTTAAGAAAATTAGCAACATTTTCCGTTCTTTTTGTAAAATTAGAAGTCATCACGCTCTTCAATTCTATAAAAAGATTCAATGTTTCTTCACCAACGCTTTCAAATTGTTTATAAAATTCGGGAGACACACTTTTAGTTAGTGGGTCTATTGCCTGATATAATATATTACCATCTATACTGTTCATAACATTTCTGCAAACTTTTGTTTTTCATTCGTTGTTGATTTTACACCATATATGTGGTTATAATACATTCCTTTTTTGAATTCATGTATAACCAATGTTGTAAAATATTTACCAAGAATAGCTTTATCGTGATCATTTTTTGTTTGATTGTCCAATCGATTTACCGTAAAAAATGTACCGGATTTTCTTCTTGTCAAACCCCTAGCTCGAAAATATATCGCCGTATTTTTAAAAATAGATGCTAATAATGATTTATTTCTACCAAAATTTAATTTTTGAAAATCTTGACCCAAGCCTAAGCCGGATGAATATACGTGTTGGACGTTCATGTTTTCTTCCCTCAATTGATTCGAAGGTAATATGTCATGTGTTCCACCATTCGGTGAGTCCGACATACTTTTAACACTGTTATTAAATACGGCCTTTTTTGCATTTTTGAAATTATTCGATTTTATGGAACATGTGAAAAAACCATCCGGATCGTATGAATGAACAAAATGGGTCGATACATCTTTTTGTATTATATCGACATCTGGTTTTAAAAATGAATAATTTTCTATGATGTTGTAATTTATAGCATTAAAAGAATTTTGAGACGCTTTAGAGCTGTTACTGAATACATTGCCCATAGCATCTCCACCCGTATCTAGTTTACCGATAAAAAAGTCTTCTGATAAACTACGAGCGCCGCCCATCATTCCCGCTATTCCGGACGTTAGACCACCTGTGCTTCCACCTGAAGAGTAAAATGAATTTTTCAAATAGGTTGTTATTGGTATTAAGGTATATTCATCGGTATATCTTGTTTTTTTCAATATGCAGGGAACGTGATCATGTGCTTTATCGCTAACGTGATATTGCATCAAATACTGGAGGTCATCTATGGCCTTATTTCCACCATTTGTACTATATTCCAGTAGAGCACCGCCTTTATCCCATTCCTTCGAAGCCTTAAATCCGATCATTGTTTTTTCACTTAAGCATTTTTTCAGTAATGCTTTTATGGAGTCACCCGTATATCTTTTAAAATCGTCGGTATTTTTTACTTTTTTATTTTCTTGTGTGGTTGATGCTGTTGTGCTACCACCTTTGATATTTTGTGGTATAGAACTTTCTTGTGATAGTGTAACCTCCGATGTGCTGAAATTGGAATTTATTTCGTTTAGAAATTGATAGTCAGTATCCCAAAAATATAATTTTTTAAATTTAACACCTCTCTCTTCCATCATCTCCTCTTCTATTTTATATACAGAAAATGTATATTTTAAACAAAATTCTTGTTTTTCCTTTTCCGAAGATTCTAACATGTTATCATCGTTTTGATGTATTTGTGGCATTATTTCTATTTGAATATAATCTCTACCATCTCCTCTGAATGTATATGGTATTATTTTCTTACCATCCCCAACACCATCGAAACTTTCTAAAAAATCATTATTATCATTAAATGTCATGTATCCATATGAGAAAAAATACCTCAAATCATCAACTATTTTCAATTCCTCTATAGATGTATATGTTATACCAGTCTTCGTTTCACCATTCCATAGGAATATATCAAATTTATATTGATTGTCGCCTATTTTGATGGTATTGGAAGTGCCCCCCTTAACACCACCTCCTCCCGTAAAATTAGATAATACGCTATTAGAGTTCATTTTTCAATCGTGTCAACACGGATCTCACATATTCTGGATATAATATTTTTAATTTCGAACCAGCTATTGGAAATTCCATGGGATTATATATTTTATTTACTACCATAATTAACCACCACAAGTCCATGGTTCTATATTCATTGTAACTAATGGCTGTCCATGGCATTGATCTATCCATAGATATGGTATAATATGTGGAGGTGTCCAGTTCATCCAATATGTATACTGTGAAAGATGCTAAATTATAAAAATATTGATTATCTTCCGTAAGATACATTTTAAAAAAATTCTCATATTGAAACTCGCTCAATTTAGGAAGAGAAAAAATGTCTTTTTGATAATCGCCCATCGAAGATAATCCGTCTGTATATGAAGTTATCATTATGAATTCTGTGTTTTTTTGTTTACTTTTTGATTCATCCCATTTAATTCAGCGTTTGATGATTCTCTCTGATATCCTTTTATGAAATTTTCACCTATTATATTTGAAACACTTTCTATGACATTCACCTTATTTTGTTTTTCATATAACATGTGATAAAGGAAGTTTTGGGTTTCGGCGACAAGACCCTTGAGTTGAATCGTCACCATATATGCATCGGGAATTATAGTTTGTATTTTAGTGGAACCGCCACCAGAATTTGGAACATTGATGACATAGCTCCTTCTGGATCCAACAAATTGGACATTTAAACTATTCACGAATGCATATGGCATATACTTAATGCCTGGTATCATCACTTCGTATAAACAAGGAGGGTCTATTAAAACTCTCGTTTTTCTATTCGGTCTATTTTGATACACTAACATGTATATCAATTGCCAATTCCTCTGAACATCTTCGAATGTGGCCCAACCCGTGTTTATTAGGGGAAAACTAAATGAAACCGTATCACCTGATGCAGCAAATGAGTAAAATTGCGGTTTTTCTATATACATACCAGGTTCAGATATATACATTGAACTTGCCATTGTATTTGATAAACTTTCGGCTAATTTGGCTCCCTCTGACACAAGTCTACCCAAACCCATATTATTGCTCAATGCCTTGTCATCTGTACCAAATGCATTACTAACCACCGCTGCTGCATCTTCGAAATATGGCATCCTATAAACGAATTTTGTGGGTTCTGTGATATAAAGACCCTCGTATGGTGATAAAACATCACTAGATGCCGATTCTCCTGTTATACTACTCAAAAGCGATGCTGGGCTTTTGCCTGTTAATACTTGGAGTATACCACCACCGATACCGTTTCCGAAATTAGACAAAGCACCAGATATGGTTTGACCGAATCCAGAAACAGCCTTTCCCAAAAACCCGCTCAAAACTTGACCCATTGGACCGGAAGATAATTTTGAATTGGATAAAAGATTAGATAATCTACCTGTAACAGCTCCACCCTCTTCGCTTGCGATCATTCCATAATATGCCAATTGAGCGACCAGCGAATTTTGTTTTAATCTCTTCTCCTTCAACATTATCGATGGTATATCTTGTCTGCTACTTGGTTGCGACGATGTCCAATGAAAATTATTAATAACATCTATTAAACCATCAACATTTGAAGATACAGAATCCATCTTTAAGAAATTGCGTGACAAGCTTTCGATTATGCTATTACCACCAGATGGAGCAAGTCTTGGTGCACCATGCCCGGCTTTAGCGTTCGTGGCATTTTCGAATTTAAACAAGTTTTTCACTTAAATTATTTAGATATACGATCCGATGTTGTTAACTTTCAACTCTAAACCTTTAATACCGACCATTCCATCCAACGGAGCATTTGATCTGAGACTTTTGCGGTAATCATCTATGTAATTCTGTTGTCTCTGTTTCGGTTTATCGTCGTATGCTGCTTGTTTTGGGGGCTGTTGTGCCATTTCCCCCTTTTTTGTCGGAGTCTCTTCTCCCTTGGATTTCGTAACCGATCCTATTGCGGACAGAACACTTTCAAATCCCCTAGACATATCATCAGACAATTTCTTAAACAAACCATCCATAGATGAGCCGCTGTTTTCTGTTTTTTTCTCTTTATCGGTTTCCAGTGTTTCTTCTTCCTTCCTTAAAGAATCAAAAGAAGTTTTATCGCTTTCTTCATCTTCCCCCAAAAAGGATTTACTTTCTGGTGTAGATGGTGTATTGTTATCTTCCCCCAAAAAGGATTTACTTTCTGGTGTAGATGGTGTATTGTCATCTTCCCCCAAAAAGGATTTACTTTCTGGTGTAGATGGTGTATTGTCATCTTCATTCCTATCGAGTGATTTTTCCTTCGCTGGATTTAATGTGAGATTTAAAAGTTTAGTCTTAGATTCGAATCTATTGTTAGTCGTGTTAATATTATCTATTTTAGATACATTTTCAATATTTTCCGTTTTAGTATCTTCTTTGTAAATATCATTTATTATACTCTTAATTTGATCTTCTTTTTGTCTTTTTTCGACATTGAAATTGGCCAATTTTTCTTCTATTGCTGATATTTGTTTTGAAATTTCATTAGATCCCAACGATGTTCCCTTCTCTTCGTTTTTTGATTCTTGATCTTTTTTTAAAGATTCTAGATTTTGAATTGTTGTATTATATTCGTTTATGTATTTCTTGTTATTGGATATTTCGTTATAGTAATTGTTTATCGTTTTTTCATCGATACTAATGTTATCTTTTTTGAGTTGATTTTTGAAACTCTCCATTGAAAATTCATCAGACTCTGTATTGTTACCATTATCGGAATCCTTTTCGTTCTCCGAAATGTTTTTATCGTCGTCAATTTTGATATTTTCCGAGGTTTTATCCGATTCTTTATTTTTTGAATCCTTTATGGCAAACATTTTTTCCGGAGATTTGTTGTTCATTTATAATTATTTAGTTTCCAAAAATATTTCCAATTCTTTGGGACTCATATCATATATTTCCGACAATGTAAAATTGTAATTTTTTTTCAATGTTTTTATTTTATTATATAAATTTTTTATGTTTGTTTTATATAATAACTTACAAAAGTGAAACAAACTATTATCAAAACAATTAAAATAAACTGTGGGGATGCCTTTTAAAAAATCAGGAACATCGTACATTTGAATTTTATTAGAATAAATGTGTTTTTCTATATCTTCGATTTTTTTCCCAGTTTCATTTAAAATTTCATCGGAATCAATATAATACATTTTTTGAGGTATTTTAAAATTACCAATTTCGTATTTTTTACAATTATCGAGAATTATTTTTAAAAATATTTCATATATGCTAGATTCTCCACTTTCCGTCTTGGCTGATATCTTCAATATAGAATGTATATGAAAAATGTATAAATTAACTAAGGTATAAAATTTATCCAAGTTGGTAATATTATCACCATATCCTATTGATTCGTGGCATATTAAATCAAATACAGATGATATTCTCTCGTTATCACCGTTTTGAATATATAAATTCAATTGAAAAAAATCACCAAATGATATTTTATTGATTTCTATGTTTTTTTTTAAACTTGGTAAATATGAACTAATATAATAATCCATTATAGAAATCCTGTTAGTGGTATATTACTGAAATTTTTATTTTGTAATGGGCTTATTTTTGGGAAATCGCCTTTAAATGCCGATGAGATTTTATCTATTATATTCGGTAGAGGTAAATATAGTGAATTGGCTATAGCATAATCCGTATATGTCCAAGATGTTGACATGACAGGCGCTGTATTTGGTTCATTATAATTCAAAGTTCTCGGTGAAACTGATGTTGGTGCACAATTAAAAAACGTCCAGACCTTTCGAGGTATCATGGATACATGCTGATATGTTCTCGTGTATTCCATAACGTATATGGTTGTTTTCACGTTCCTATGGTCTTTACGATAAACGCTGTCATTTTCCCTGGCCGCAAAACCAAAGTGTTCACCAGCGATCACCCAAGGTCTAATTACAAAATCAGTAAATGATGTATTTGTTTCTAGAAAATCAATAGTAAGTGCACTGGATGACTCTCTACCATTGCTAACTATACCTGGGAGAAATCCCCTCTGGTTTGAAATAGATGTCTGTTTGTAATTCATCTTTTCTCCTGGAATTACAACAGATTGGGAAAACAAACACCCGCTTACCTTCTGGAAGGGATAAGATGTTAAAAGTCCCTTGGCCATGTTTATATCATTGTTATTGTAGTCTCCACCTGTTCTTTCCAGACCTTGTAATATATCCGTGTTAATACATGCTGGGAATGATTGTATTAGTACTATCCACTGAGATTGTAGTGGTATTGCAGTTAGCCAAGACTCAAGTTGTGTTAAGAAATAATCTCTTGTCGATATTAGGGGTTTTCCCTGTATATTAAAACCAAATAATTTACCAACTTGTGGTTGTGTTAGGGGGTTTGTTCCTGTGAAAACTCCCCCTATATTACCCAACAAGCTGTCTATAGCATTACTGAAAGGATTATTCAAACCGTTTCCCATTTTAATTATTTAGGGGGAATGGTTGTGAAATTAGTTATTAGATACGGTTTTCCAATAATGATATGCCAAGGTAACTGGGAAATTCATAATTTGACCAGTTCCATCTGCCATAGTGTATGAAATTGCACCGATGTTTCTGATACTAACCCCTACAAGTTGGTATTGGTTTACTTTCTCGAAGTTATTATCCAATTGAATAAGATCAATAGTTGAATTGCTAGTCGGTGTTAGATAATTTCCAGTGCTGTCGGTATCATCAAAAATGTCTCTGCTCCATTGTTCGAATTTTTGACGAAGAGTGGACTTGGCATCAGCATAGAAATTTATAATATAACCTTCTGATTGCGGATAAGTTGCAATTCCTGGTAAATTGAAGTTCAATCCCATGTATTTGGTCGTTACATTTGAAATAGCTCTATCTGGTAAAGCGGCTGTTCTAGCATAAACTAGATCATCTTCATCAAATTTAACGGTGGTTCCTTTTGGGGATATGCTCAATAATCTGAATTGAACGTCTCTTGTGAAATCTCTTGCAGATGCTACTCTGTAAAAGTCTTGAATAGTTTGTTTTGTAGCTGCCATAGTATATTAATTATTTAATGATTACGCTCCGATAATTTCGTCAAAATTAGTTCCGGTTCTTGTTGCATAGAAATTCACCAATATGAATTCGGCGGCTCTAACTGGTTGAATGTAGATATCAATTTTAAGTTCATTATTATCTATGACATCAGGTGTATTGTTCAATTCAGAACAAACTATTCTATAGTCATATAGACCCTCGGTGTTTTTAGCATTTTCAAATATTGGACTAAGAACATTGACAACTTGTGTTCTTGTGAACAATGTATTTGGTTCAAATACAAAGAACTTACATGTCTCTTTCGTGGCTCTTTCGAGGTTGAGGAATAGGCGTCGAACATTGATACGATCAAATGCTGATGGTTTCTTCAACAATGTCTTTTGACCGAAGATGACGAACCCTTCATTCGGGAAGAATGCAACAGGATTGAGTGATATTTTGTATAGTTGATCGCGTTGTTTTTGTTTTGGATAAATGGCGAGATCGTTTACTCCAACCAATACACCACGGGTAAATCCTGCTGGTGCATACCACGGTTGGAAGTTTGAATCGGTGTTTGCCATTGCCGCACATGCAAATCCGGAGAAAGGTATCCAAATCTGCCTATTAGACTGCGGATCCAATACTTGTGCCCATGTTGCATATGTGGTGGCATAGGAGCAATTTGTTGTAGCAAATTGATGGCGTAGCGGCCAATATATGTGTTGCGAAAAGTTGGTTGTATTATATCCAGCGGCTGAAGGGTTGGGATCTATTCCGGCATTAGGTGACCAGAGTTTCTTAGTATTAATAACCTTGCTATTTTGACCCTGTACAAAAATATTTCTGATAGGATCAAGAACAACTAAAAAATCTTTTCTAACTTTTTCAGCGTAATTTACAAAAATGTTAGAAATAGCGGTATAGTTGGCTCTAACCCTCAAGCCAGCCGCATCCAAATTTTCTAAATTCGTTGTATAAAATGCGGATAGTGCATTGAGCGGTGTGCTTTCCACGTACTCTCCTGCCGATTGAGTATCTGATGTTGTTACACCAGATTGTTCAACCGCATTGACGAAAATTGTTCCTAAACCAGCTTCTAGTGCAATATCGATTGGATACAGATCGGAGCTTTCAACAAGTTCAAATGCGCGGTCGAGTTTTTGTGGTAAAGACCCGATTGTTTTATTGACTGTAACGGTATTACTATATACACCCAATGGGAATAGTGCATCAGCATATCCGTATGTGCTGGCAATGGATGCTACCGTCGCGGAGGTCGCACCGACTCTTGTTACATAGGTTTCGTTTGTATCAACATAACCAGAACCATTGAATGGTGTCTGTAATGATTTTGTTAAAAAACGAACTTTTTTGGTTGGAATACCATCATCATTCAACCAAGTATTTTGAAATCGGTTGCTGATATACGGATTTACCAAAACGTTTATATTGACAGAATCATCGGCAGCTTTTGCAATGTCGAACGACATTGGTGCTCCACCATTTTTATCGCCAACTTGTCTGTGGTAATCAAGTGATCCCGTATATCTCTCATTTAACACATAATCCAGCGAAATTGTATCCGGTGTGAATACGCTTTGACGTAGTTTGAATACCGCGAGACAAGCGGTGTCTTGGAAAGATTTGTCCGCGAGGTCGAATTCTGAAAGATTTTCCATTACTTCGGAAACGGATGAACCATCACCAAATTTTGTCGCGGAAAGTGTGAAATTTAAACGAGCTTTTGGAATAGTGGTATATGTTGAAATGCTGTCAGATGATGATTGTATGCCATTAACATTAAGTATCGAATCGAATGGTGTTGCGGGGTTGAAATTGTTATTATCTGCAAAACCAACATAGTAACCTTCGAATTTGTTATTAACGGTAGTTTGTGATTTATTGATAACAATTATGGATGAATCACCAAGGGTTGATCTTGTGAAACCAGTGGTAGTCGATGGATTATTGGACCAATTAATATTCCCTTGGGCAATGTCTTGGTACTCTTCAGCACTCAATTCAACGTGTGTCGGTTTTCCGATGAAATATGTCTGTGCGGCTGATAGGTCGGTTGAAATGCTCGTTCCTATATTATTGGCCGAAAGTGCCTTGACGGGATAAGCGAGAGCACTGTAGCGCCAAGATGCGAACCCATCACCTTTACCTGTACCATAGGGGATACGAGTCACGAGAAGTCTGGCTGGTGAAGAATTTACTACGTTTCTAACAGTGTGGTAGAAGTATCTCTCCGCTGCATTTGTGGGTGTTCCGTAGATTTGTTCAAATTCGGAAATACTAGTGGGTTGTAGAACCTCATCAATCGGTCCTTGGTTAGAATAACCAGCGATAAATACTGATGTTCCCTCTATTGTAACGGGTCTTAATGAAAGGTCGATTTCACGGATTTCGACACCTGGTGATTGAATTGTTCTTGCCATATAAACTATTTATGTTTTTTTGAAATGATTTTTTATCAATTTATTGAAAAATCATTCTCCTGGCAATAATTCTGCTTCGTATTGGTGATATGCATACTGAAAAGAAGATTCCATCTCGCCAGCATTTCTATCGGAATAGCTAATTCCCCCCAAAGAAACGGGAAAACAATGATAGAAATTAAATTTCATTATATTTTTGTTGTATTCGTCTCTACCATAAACCGTAATTGTGGTTTGATAGTCAGGCATGAAACCTTTTGACGGTATCGGTGAATTATATAAACCTTTTTTAGCATCATTAAAGGAATTGAGCCACCTATATATGTTCCAATAATTATTGAAAAGATTATCTATTGTAAAATTGATTGTCATGTTTTCAAAAGAGGGTCTGGTATAGGACGACACCTTGGGAACCTGTCCACCATAAGGAACTTTTACATCGGGAATGGCGAGTGTCGGTATAACCGTACCATATATTGAGCATTGAACGGCATCCGGTATTACTTTGTTATTCGCTCTTGTAAAGGTAGATTTCTGCGTTTTTAATATTTTGGGCAAATCAAAAACCAATATGAACTTATCGTTTCTTTGTTTATTGAAAGCGGATTGATAAATTGAGAGATTTGACATATTAATATTTAGAATAGATTGCTATTGAATAGTGACCAACCATCTTTTTTTAGTATTTCGTAGTCCGGAATATGGGAAAATTCATCACTACTATCTGGTTGGTCTGGAAATATTGACGGTAGGGGCATGAATGCCTGTGCATCTTTTTCGTTGATGTAAATATTTTGCGGCAATGTTATATCTGTTATACCATAATCGATTGGTTTTAACTTCAGGGGTCTTTGATTATCATCCATCGAAACAATTTCAAAATATTTTTTACATATATCATTTTGCAGAACAGCAATTGCCCAAACTAGGGACATAACCCTATCGTCCAATGTATTTGCTGATCTTCCACTCCATGTACCATTCGGGTGTCTTATAAAATCCTTTAATTCGTGGAGAGTTTTTGTATCACGCAGTTTAACCACACGCATCTCATTCATGTAATATCTCATGTTTGTGATTGCCTCGATCTTTGAATTTTGGTGACTTATGATACCCGATTTATCATTTACTTTGAAATCATTTGATATTGCACCCTTCGTACCCCACGTTACGATATTCTCGTAACCATAATTCATCTTGAGAGAATCGATAACTTGACCACCGCAACCGTTTCTTTCTACTAGTACTGGAGGTCTTCCCCACTGTTGTAGAATGTCGTGTAATTTCTGGGCAAAGTTATAAGGTGATTGCTTCTTTGTATAGTACACGGCATCTTGTGTGATATTTGTTAAATCTGTTATGTTCAATATTTGAATAACAGATGCATTCTGATTAAGACCCTCTCCAACGTCAACACCGACTGCATAGAATTTTTTCTCATTCGGTTCATCCCATACAATGTATTGACCATCGTCAAAAATAAACTCAGGATCTTTACAACTGGATTCTAGCATTCTATATACGTCCTGATCAATTGGAATTTCACCAGCAGCTAAAAATGCATTCTCATATTCTTGGGCAAATGCATCTCTTGATCCAAGTGTTCTTATGGTTTCATCTTTCCACTTCTCATCTCTTTTTGGAACTTCCCACCAATCCACTCTTTCCCCATTCCAACCATTCCACTCATCTCCTTTTTTCTGAGAACCCTCCCAAAGAGTATGGAATAAATTACCAATACCATTTGGTGTAGATGCCGCAAGAATCTTAGAGGTTTTAGCGGATGAAATAATTGGGTAAACTGAACGCCAAAAACTCTCTAAAAGTCCAGAATCCAAAAACGCTAACTCGTCTAATACCAAGCAGTTAACAGACTCACCACGACCAGCATCACTACTTGTAGTTGAAATACCTATACTAGATCCATTGGAAAGTGATATATTGGTTTGCCCATATTCAACAGCACCGGATTTAATAAAATTCGGCATCATTTCAAATGCTGTTTTAATTCTCTTAAGAATCATTTTAGCGGTCTGTTCTTTGTTTGCAACAATTAAAATTCTTTGATCTTCCTCAAACAATGCAACCCATAGTGCATATATTGTCATCAAAGTTGTATTAGATGTGGCTATTAAAGTTTTTCCGGCCAAAAACAAACTATCCGCAGAATCCACGGTAATGCAACGAACTGGAACGGATTCAACTTCTTTAATGTTTTTTATATAATGCCATTGATTTCTTTTATTTGATTCCGGTTTTTTTGTATTGTTGATTTTAATTCTAGATGATTTAAAAGAAAGTTTACACACTAATTCTCTGGGTTTAAAAATTACTTCAGCACACTCGCTACAATCTATTCCGTTTAATTTTGGAATAAATGTTTTGTAAGTTGTTTTATATCCTAAACTTTCTATCAATTCTTTAACTTGTATAGCTAGTTTTAAATTCGTATTATAGAAAATACCTATCCCGTCTTTATTGATATATCCATCGGAATCCATTAAACCTTTTAACAAATCCAATCTTTGTTCTCTGGATGAAAACATGTATTCATGTGGTATATGTTTGTTGCAAAAAAGATTCATATTTCTTAATTCTTCACTCAGGGATGTTTCCTTTTTCATCCCATATCTACCACTCAACATCCCCAGATTTAAACTATATGCTCGCTGTTTCCATTTTTTACAAGTTACTTTATATTGACCGTATTCCTGTAAAAGTGTTAAAGTCTCATTTATATCTCTATCACCAACTGTTATTCTGGAACTTCCATTCGCCCCATCACCCAACCACAAACCCAATACATATGGTGGTATCTTTAATTCATTTTCTTGAAAATTTAATCCAGAAAAGCACGATGGTATTCTATGATTGGGTTCATTTTTATTTCTATATAATGTTTTAAATATATCTTCGGTTGTTTTAACACTTCCTTCTAATTTTCTTTTTCTTTCTTTCAAATTCTGAGTAAACCAACGATGGTCCGCATCAGCTATAATTATTTCCCCGTTTTCAAATTCAATTTCATAACATTTTCTATCATATAAAACATCATGCGCCTTAACAACATTACAAGGATTTCCATCCAAACCAAATACCTTATCACCATCTTTTAACTCACCCATTGTAGTCCAACCATTTGGGGTTTTAATTGGAGTATCTAGTGCTAATGCTTTTCCTATTTGACGACTTGCCAATAAAATATTAAATCTATTCTCCATCAGTCCCTTTAATATTCTTTTTTGGAATGTGTGTAGTTTTATTTTTTGTCTACCGTCGTCCACGTTGATGATAAAGAAATAATTGCTTGCAAAGTGTATAATATTTTTTCTACATTTCGCAATCTCTTTTATCATTGCGGGAGTATAGTCATACTCTGTTTGTGCGGTTGGTAGATTAGTATTCCCCAAATAAAACTTTTCTTTCGGTCCTTTTTTCGATAACATTTAAATTATTTACACCAACAAAGCATAAATAATAGAGAACATATGAACAGAGCAAAATCAATTACAGACATCGGCGACATTTACCGTGAGATGCAAAGAGTTAGAGCGGCTAAAAACCTAAATGAATCCGTTATAACAGAAGCGGCAAAAGTCAAGGCCAAAATGCCAAAAGATACTTTTCCCAAATCAAGCGAAGTTGTAAAAGAGCCAAGCACTCTTAAAAAAACTGGACCTCAAAATGTAAAAGGTTTAAATAAAGCTAAGAAAAACAAAAAATTTTCACAAAAATCCAAAAAAATTGTAAAAGAAGATATAAATAGTTTTATGAGTATATTCGATAGACTTTACGAAGATGTCATGAAAAATGACGAACTAGACATTAACACCGGAATCGGCATGGGACCAGAAGGTTCTGCTGGTGATTCTGATAGCCTCGATTTCGATACCGACAGCGATAGCGATCTCGGTGGAGATGAGGTAACAATCACTCTTGATAAAGATCTTGCCAAGAAACTTCTTGATGTTCTCAAGGATGTTGTTGGTGATGACGATGAAGATATGAGTGATAGCGATACCGACCTCGAAGACCTCGGAGTTGATAGTGACGATATGGGCGACGATGAGGATGAAGACAATGAGGGTTTCTATGAGACCACTGATATCCAAAAGCTTCCTGATGCCGCTGGTCACAAACTCACTAAGGGAATGGATGCCGCTGGTAACATCAAAAAGAACAGTGGTAAGGCCGATGCCAGAGTAACCGATACAGTTGGTACTGAGACTGGTAAGCACCCATTTGATCACAAGTCTGAACTCACCAATCCTTCTAAGAACAAGGTTGGCGGTCTTAAGGCTGGCAAGAGCCTCTTTGATCAATAGTACAAATTAAATAAATATAGAAAACCCCTGAAGAAATTCAGGGGTTTTTTGTTTTCAAAAATAACTCATGGTATGAGTTCGTATTTGAGACTACCGCAATCATATATTCTTTTCCAAATTCATT